TAGGTATATAATATAAGAGTAAATTAATTTTTAAAAATAATGAAAAAAATAACAGAATTAAAAGATAGAGAATTGTGTAAACTGGTGGACAACCGGTGGAATTCGAGTCAGTCTATTTGGGATATAGTTGAAAGTACATATGAAGCAAATGTAAGGGCATATAAAAATAATCCAGAATGGTTAGCTAATCTACCTCGGAAGAAAAGTAGAGTTAGGGCTAACCGTATTTTTGTAAATACTGAAGCAGTGATAAATTCTATAATTGCAAATCCTCCAAAGCCAACAGTATTATCATCTCGTGATACTCCAGAAAGTAAAACACTAGCGACAAGATTAGAAAAGTTTTTTAATATAAAATATTCAGAAAGAAATGTTAAAGAAGTAGTACGTAAAGGATTACGTAATTTATATTTTTCTAGGATAATTGTTTTGAAACCTTTTTGGAATTCTAAAATAAATGATTTTGATGTTAAGGCTATTGATCCAAGAAAAGTACGTTTTGGAAAAAATTCTACAAAAGAAGATGATAGTGAATTTGCTATTGAAGAAATTACAGATAATTTATCTTCTGTGATAAAAAGATTTCCAGCAAAGAAAAAAGAAATATTAAAAAAGTTTGGATATGCAGATGAAGAAGATATTTTAATTGAAAATCCAGAAGTTAAATATAAAGAAGCGTGGTGTTGGGATTATGTAATTTTTAAATTAGATAATATTATTCTTGGAAAAATTCGAAACCCATATTGGGATTGGGATGGTGTTTTAATAACTACCGAAGAAGCAGAACAACTTGGAATGGAAGCAACGACAACTGAACAACGAAGAGAAGTTTTAAGTAATGCAAAATATCAACAAGATGAAAGAAAGAGAGCTAAACTAGAAAATGCAACAGAGGGAATTACTTATGATGCTTACTATTTTAATCATTTCGACAGACCACGAAAACCTTATATTTTTGCAACGATTTTGAATAATGAAAATTGTCCAATAGGACAGACTGATATGATATCTCAGGCTATACCACTTCAGGAAGATGTTGATGAAACAAAAAGAGATATTGCAGAAAACAGAAGATTGGTTAATGGAATAATTAAAGTTGACTCTACGGTTATGTCGCAAGCTGAAGCACAAAAATTACGATTTGAAACTGGTGGAGTTGTTTGGGGTAAGGGTGTTGCAAATGGTGTATCCCGTGAGACAGGTTCTGCATTACCAGCTTTTGTAAATGAAGCGATGCTTGATTCACGAAGAGAGATTGATAATATTATGGCAGCATCATCTGCTTTCAAAGGACAACGTGAAGGACAAGAAACTCGTGGTGGACGACTTGCACTTATTGATCAGTCTTTCTTATTACTCAATGAATTAACGCAGGTTGTCGATTACGTAAACTATGAATTATTTAATTGGTTTATGCAATTAGCAAAAACAAGATACACTGAACATCACTATGCAAAAAGTTTAGGAAAACAATTAGCGATTGAAACTATTACTTTAATACAAGATGATTTTGAAGATGGAATTGAAGTTAGAGTTATTGGTGGAAAATCATTACCAGAAGATAGACAATTTAAATACGAACAAGCACAAGAAGATATTAAGAATGGAATTATTTCTCCGGTTGATTATTTTGAAACTGCTGGATACGATAACCCTCAAGAGAAAGCAAAGAATAAAGTTGTTTATGATTTGAACGCACCAAAGGCAGTTGGAATTAGTGATGAAGAAATGCAAATGCTTGTACCTGAAAAACCAGTTGAAGAAGTTCCAAAGACAAGTATTAAATATGGCGAACTTCCTCCTGATGGAAAAGTACAATTGGCCGCAAAAGCAGGAATTGAATTGGATCCAGAATTAGTTGTTGCTGAACAGATGAAGATTGATAGAGAAAAGAAAATTGAAGTTGATAGAAAATATGAAATGGGGAACAAGTCAATTGATAGTAAAGTGAAAAAGGAAAGCACATCGAAAAAAGAATAGTTTTATGACCTGAGTGCGTCGTTAAAGGTACTCATTATTAATAATTTGATCAAGCGGTATCGTCGCAGTCTTTGGACCAAGCGAAGGTAAAGGCAATCTTAAAATTATGGACCCAAAGTTAGAAATGGAACTAACGGGCAGTGAGGAGACTCCGGTTGAAGAACCGAAAGTTGAAGAGACACCAAGTCCAGAGGAACCAAAAGAAGAGGAAACTACAGAAGCTGATCCAGCGCCTGAAGTTACACCTGAGCCAGAAGCTGAATTATTTGATCTTCCTGACGGAAGAAAAGTAACCGCTGCTGAGCTTAAAGAGGAGTATCAAAAACTCCTTCCTGAATTTACTCGAAAATCACAGAAGTTAGCTGAATACGAGAAAGGAAAAAAGGATATTAATAGCGACCTTGACAAAGAACCAGAATGGAAAAATCCAGATTATATTCCTAAGACTTATGCTGAAATCATTGAACTCGCGAAAGCTGAAGCAATCAATGAATTAAAGAGAGGTGTTGAGGAAGAACAAGCTAGAACAAGAGAGATAACAGCTCAAATAGATGCGGAGATAGCAGAATTAAAAAAGCTAGATCCAAAACTAGATGAAAATGCTTTATTTGTTCATGCTAATAAATATGGATTGCAGAATTTGAAATTTGCCTACCAAAACATGACGGACATGAAAAAAGCAATTGTTGAAACTGAGCAGAAGACTATCAAGAATTTAAAAACTCGAGAAGCCGACCCGGTATCAACAGGAGCTTCACCAGCTTCTACGGAAGATGATGGGTATGATCCAGATGATGTAGGACAATATCAAAGCGCCAATGATTTCTTGGCTAGAATCAAGGGTAATAAAAAATAATTTAAAAATATGACATTTTCAGAAGCCGTCACAACAGTGACAAGAAGTTATATTGTACCAAAGGTTAACGTATAGGCCTTTGTAAAATCTTCTCTGATCAATGGGGAACACCTAGAGATAGGCAACCCTCAACAAGAAGTAATATTCCTTGCAAATTAGTAAATAATAGTGTACCATACAGAGTATGATACAAAAAATATTTTTAGCTTATGTAGCTGGTTTAATGGATGGAGAAGGTAGTTTATCTATCAAAAGGAAAATGAGATCTGGTAGAATAAATTATCAACTATGGGTAGCTTGTGGTATGTCTAGTAGAAAAGAAAATATAGACGTACTTCAAGAAATTCAAAAAACTTTTGGAGGTAATCTGTGTTTTTCAAAACCAAAAGGAAATAGAATAGGTGCTGTTCATTGGGCTATTGTTAGCCAACAAGCACTTGCTTTCTTAAAAATAATTAAACCATACGTAAAAATAAAAAGAAAACAACTAGAATTACTAATAGAATTTCAAACTAAATTTGTTAGCCGAAAAGGCAAAAAGAAAGATTTAGAAAAATTTAAACAGCAAGAAATTTATTTTTCTGAATTAAGAAAACTAAATTTTAAAAACAAACTTCAGTTGCAACGACTAAGTGAGAGGACCTCAGAAATGGGGAAGCGATAGTCTGACCACATGCTATAATCTAAAATGAAACATGTGAGATAAGCAGAAATGACTTATCACCCGAAAGGGTTAACAATGTGCTACGATACAATATCAAAAGGATCACCTATCCTTATGAAACTTTTGCAAACAGCAAAATCATGGAAAACAGGTGTTAAGTATGAAGTTATAATTAAATATCAAGATACAACAAATGGTGGAAACACTGGTATTGCTGACAAACTTGATACTGACAGACAAAATACTCGAACAAAAATGGAGTTTAATCCAAAGATGGCTTACAAGCCTATCGTTGTTGCGAATATTGAAACAACTCTTAACCAAGGAGACGAACAAGTTTTGGATCTATTGGAAACAGAGTTCGATTCTCAAGCACAATCACTTATGCAGATCATGGCTAATAACCTATGGACTGGTACAGGTGTAGGAAACTCTTGGGATTCTTTTTACAATGCAGCAGATGACGCTACGAACTTTGCTACCTATGGTGGTTTAGCTCGTGCTACTTATACTACTCTTAAAGGTTACTACCTAGCAGCAGCCGGAGCTACAACTCTTGCTAAACTAGCAACAGCCTACGATGCAGTAAGTATTGGTAACGAAACACCAGATATAATCGGTACAACCAAAGCAATTTGGAGTACTTATGAATCTCTTTTGACACCTACAGTTCGTGCTAACTACACAACTTCAGGATATCCAAAGATGAACGCATTTGGTATGGTTCCTACATCTCAAGCATTAGCTGGTACACAAGGATTTGATGTATTATTCTTCCGAGGTACTCCAGTAGTAAGAGATGAACAAATTCCTTCAGGAAAGATATTCTTTATGAATACAAAGAACTTCGGAATGAAAGGTATTAAGATTTCAGGTTTGAAACAAGTTAATTTCAAGAAGACAAGTGATGGAGTACCAGCAGGTGTTCCAGGAAATGTGCCTTCTACAATGGGATTCAACTTTAGAGATATGATGAGTCCTGTCGATCAGCTCGCGGAAGTGGGACACATTATATACGCAGGTAACTTTATCTGTGAAAACCCACGTCTACAAGGACAAATGGTTGCAGCATCTTAA